GTTCTGTCGGGAGTGTTGCCCCCGACAACCATTCATAATTATTCATGATTGAGGGAGGCTGCACATCGGCGGTCAACTGTTTTGCGTTGTACACTCTGATGTCTGTTCCGTTTATCTTCATCGCCTTGTTTTACCTCCCTTTCCTTTTGTCTGTGACCATCTGTGCATCAACCCTCGACACGGTTCTGCTTGCAACCTCGTCTCCGTCGATGTATGTGTGATTCGTCACATACACAATATTTGATTTTTGGACTGCATCCAGTTTCTTGTCGAGGATGTTGTTCAATTTGTTATAAAATTCCGCAAGTGGCAAGATTGCCTCGTCACCCGCCTCGCCTCCTACCATGAGGCTGTTGCCATTGATTCCGAACACGGTCGGATTTGTCATGATACCGCCGGATTTATACCACTGAATCGAGAATGACGGAAGTGAACCCTTTCCTCCGATTCCGTATGGTGCTTTCCCTCCGCTCACGCTAATATGAGGCAGGTTCAAGTGTGGCAATGACCATCTGAAATTGAATGCCGATTTGATTCTCGACAATGCACCTGTCACCGCTCCGTGTGCGGATTCCATCTTTGAGGAAAATGATGACTTGATATTTTCCATCGCAGATGATGCGGTTGATTTTGCACTTGCTAATTTGCTTGAGAACGCCAATTTGATGCTGTCGAGTTTTCCACCCGTCAGAGTGTTCGCCGTACTCATGAGAGAGTTCATTGTGTCCTTTACGCCTGTGAACGTAGCAGACACGATTCCCTTGATTCCACCGCCTTTTTCACTGTATGCGGATTTCATGTGGTCGAGTTTTGTTGACACATTGGACTTTGCTGTTTCCATGAGGGAGGTCGCTTTGTCCTTTATATTCGTGAAATCAGTCGACCATTTTGATTTTATCTCCGAAACTTTTGAAGAGAATCCGGATTTGATTTCCGTCAATTTATTCGTTGCATTGTTTTTCCATTCCGTCATTTTTGTCGTGACGGTGGTTTTCATATTCTCCCAACCTGTCGAGACATTGGACTTGATGTCTGAAACCTTTGTCGAAAAATTTGACTTGATTTCATTCAGTTTGTTCGATGCGTTGGTTTTCCATTCCGTCATTTTTGTCGTGACGGTAGTTTTCATATTTTCCCAACCATCGGAAACCTTTGTTTTGATTTCCGATGTCTTTTCAGAGAATTTTGATTTGATTTCAGAGAGTTTTCCTCCGGATAAATTATCAACGAATGTGAATCCTGCTGAATAATATCCTTTGATTCCCTCCCATCCGGCAGCGACAACGCCCTTGATACCGCCTCCGTTTTCTTCATAGGCGGTTTTCATGTTCCCCAGTTTTTCCTTTGCCGTTTCGGTCGCTGCCGACATGACATTATGAACTGTGTCCTTTACGCCGTTGAATACTTTCGAGGCTGCTTGTCCTATGGTGCTGTTTTTTATGCTGTCACCGATTTCCTTGACCTTATTTGTGACCGCCTCTTTCGCTTTCGTGAATGCTCCCGTGATGGTCTCTTTGATTGCATTGAATTTTTCTTTGATGTTGCCCCACAATTCGGACAGTTTTTCTTTGACTTTATCCCAATTTTTATATAGTGCGACACCTGCTGCAATCAGTCCGGCAATCAGTGTCACAATCAAAATAATCGGACACAAGTTCATAACTGCATTGAGTGCCGTCTGTGCTACCGTCATTCCTCC